GCACTTGGGCTGTCGCCTGCGCTTGTTGTTGCTGTTGAGCATACAAGGTTTGCGCTAATTGCGGGTCAAGCCTAACTGCCGTGTCATATGCCAATTGCAATTTCTCGCGTTCGGACATCTGACTTGTGTCTCCTAAAACCTGTGGCGCTTGGAGAAGCTGCAACATTCGGTCGGAAACCGCCTCAAAGTGCAGATTTGCGGGGTCGCTCGCAAACTGCTGGATAACAGAGAGTGCCCTGTTTTCGTTCAATTTCTGCGCTTCGTACTTCTGCTGCGTAATGTGTTGCGTCAGTTGCTGTACTTGTTGCGCGAGATCATTGTAATGCGAATCCTGCTGAACCGGTGCAGTCCCGCCCAAATAAGCAGAAACTTGGTCAATCGGAATCTGAAACTGCTGAATCATGTGGGCCACGGCCTGGCTCTTTTGCGCCGGTGTGCCTGTCCGCAACAGGGCCGCAGTCTGCAAAAGAGGAGCAATGGCCTGCGCCGGTGTCGTGCCCTCATTCCGCAAAATCCACTCATAAGGGGCAAATTGCTCGGTGATGGCCCGTGCCTCGGCATCGCGTGTTTTGTATTGCGTGATGCCTTTTTCGTAGTCGGCATCACGTTGGGCAAAGGCTTGCTGAAGTTCAGGCGGGGCTTTTTCCCAATGGTCTTTCAGTTCCAACCGCAGGGATTTGGGCATATCCACCCGAGGTTTTTCGGGCGTATTGGGCGCTTGGGATTCGCCGGTTGGGAATTTTGGCGCAAATTTGCCCTTATCGCGGGGCTGGCTTGGTTTGCCTTGATTTGCAGAATCGGGTGATGTTTTTGCCAATGCCTCGCGGATTGTGTCCGCACGGCTTTGCGGCTCGGCTGGCGCTGGCGCTTCGGGTGCTGGATTTACTTCGGTCGTGTCGGGTGCGACAACTTCGTTTTCCATTTATGTCATCCTTTTCATTTGGTCAAGAGTCATTTTGATCATTTCCTTGCGCTCGGGCGGCGGGCGGTTGTGCAACCGATTCGCCATCTCTACGTTCAAGTTACTGCGCTGCATCGGCGCAATCGGTGCGCCTGGGCGGTCAAATTCTTGCACTTTTGCCACTTGACCACGCAAGCGGGCGGTGTGTGCGTCTTTTTTCTTTTGCCATTGTTCTTTGGCATATTTGACATCCGAATGACCCATCTCAATGGAATCGGTGGCCTTCAAATGCTCACGCCATTGGGAACGGCCCATGATCATCTTGCCATCAGGCGACCGGAAAGGCTCAATGTCGCCAAAGACCATCATGCGGTCAGCAGGCGAACCTTTGCTCTTTTCATAAGGCTCAGTACCGTCAGACGGGAAAACCCATGTTTCTCTCATAGCATTTCCAGTAGTTGTGCGATTTCTTCTTCATCACGCCGCAATCTTATCCGAAATTCAAGCTGCCTTACTTTTTCCATCATGGCGGCATAGTCAATTGGGTCACGGGCGGCAATTTCTATGGCCTGAGTTGGTGCGCTGGTTATTTCTTCGCGTTCGGCTGGCGGCAAGCCAAACAAGGCTTCGCGCAACTTTTCCTTACGCTGTCCTTCAGCCCGCCGGTCAGCGTCCCATTGTTCACCGCGCTTTTTCTCATCAAACCCAAAGTGTCCACCAATCGGAATTTCAACTACTGGCGGCGGCGCATTTGCCGCAAGCGTGCTAAAAGGAAGTGCGGAAAAGGCTGAAAAGCCAAACATTTATGCGCCCCATTTGGCGGCAAGTCCATCGGCATAGGTCTTGTTCACAATGTCTGTAGCGGCTGATGGTGCGGTAGAAACCGTTCCGGTGGTCAATGCGACAGAAGTGATGTTGGTATTTGCGCCGCTTGTAGCAAATCCAGTTATTGCGCCGCCAAGAGTCAAACTTCCCGAATTGGTGACCGTGCCTGTCAGCGTTAAACCGCTTACTGTTCCTGTCCCGCTAACCGATGTCACACTTCCGCTACTTGGCGTTACCCAAGTTGGTGCGCTGGTTGCATTGCTTTGCAAAACCTGACCGGCAGTTCCAACTTGCCCATTGAATGCAACCGATCCATTAGTGTTTATGGTCATTGCGTCTGTCGTGTTGACAGCGCCATAAGTGATAAAACTGATTTTTTGATTGTCCCAGCTACCCAAAACCAAAGGGCCACCATAGGATTCGACAAAACTTGCCAGCGGAGTTGAAAATCCATTGTTTGGATAGCCCGCAGCCGAATAGCTATAGTTTGAGTTGTTTATTCCCAATTCAGCATATGCCGTGTGCCCGCCATCGTTGACCGCATAGCTTGCATACGATGTGTTGGCTGTGCTTGTGTTTTGTAGGCTGGTGTATAAGTAAAGCGGCTCACTTGCGGTAAACCCTGCAATCACGCCGGAATCGGTGTGTGATGTTGCGTTTCCTACATTCAAAGACCCCACATCAGTCACGCCTGATGTATAGGGTATCAAAACACGGTTATTTGCGTCTTGATTTACTGATTTTTCTGCGGGATAAGACACAAACACATCTTTTACGCCTGCACCAAAAACAATTTTGCTGCCGGTGCTGGACGAAATTACCGTGTCACGGGTCAGCGTGCCTGCTGAGTACGTCCCAATGCCAACTTCCCATTGGGAATCAATCGTGATTGTGTAATAGGTCGTATTTCCATTGCCTATTGCGGCAAATGATTGAAAACCGGTGACCGAGCCATCCAGCGTGAATGTGCCCGATCCCGTTGTCGTGGATGTCTGTCTGACCCGATCCGCGAGGACAAGGCTCATTGGACGGCCTCCACGCCCACCACCAGCCCATCAGGGCCGCGAATGACGCGCTTAGGTGCGTTCAGCTTCTGCATGGCAGCGCCAATGTTCTGCATGGTTTCGCCGTGCATATTTGCCATTTGGTCGTGCATCATGGCAATTTTTTCCATTGCCTGCATGATTGGCGGGGCTAACTCTTGCGTAAGTTGTGCAGCCGCTGCATCAATGACCGGTAAGTCAAGACCAGGGTTGTTTGCCATTCTTGCAACCGTGATTTTAGTTGCTGCTTCCAGTTCGGCTTTCCATCGTTCATATTCTTCCTTACCGGCCATTTCACGGGCCTTTATCTGCAATTCGTTATTTTGCTTGGCAGTCTCAAATTCGGCCTTCATTTGCGCCAATTGCATCTCGGCCTGCACTTTGGCTTGATGCATCTGCATTTCAAGTTGTGCCTTGCCTTGTTCAATCTGAGCCTGCGCTTGCAATTTCATTTGCTCAGTCTGCGCTTGCGCTTGCATCTTCATCTGCTCTGCTTGCTGGTCAGCTTGCAATTGCAGCATTTCCGGTGATGGGCCAGGCTGCTGCTGTTTAGCCATTGCCGCTTTTTCTTCCAATGCTTTCATGGCGCGTTCGACTGCGCTTTCCAACCCGCGACCGGCGCGGAACCGGCGCACCAAGAACAGCAACATCTCAGATGCCATCGGCAAGGTTTCGGGCGCTTGGGAAATCATGGGGATTGCTTCACGCAAAAACAGTCCAATGGTTTGGATGGCCTCTTGTGCGCCTTGTTTTTCTGCTTGTTCGTCAATTTGCGCCAAGCTGTCGGCTTCAACCGCAATATGGAAGTCGCGGATGGTGCTGTTGGACAACATCTGCACGGCGGCTTGCAGCAATTGCGGGTTTTGCCCATCGGGTGTGTCCATCACGCCGGACATCTGCACAATCAGTTCGGGCGGGTAGAACTTGCAGATTACTTGCGCTTTCAGCTTAAAGATGTCAGACGCAAACCGCGCCACATCGCCTTGGCTGCTTCGCATCCGCAAGCTGCCAAAATTTGCTTTTAGCTGCTGTGCGCCAAGGGTTTCTTGGGCTTTCGACGCGCCGCGCAGAATATCCGAAATGCCCATGATTTCGTAGATGGCCTGCTTGACCTGTTCCCGTGCGGCGTACAGTTCCCGCAAAGTCACAATGATCTGCGAGGTGTCCAGCATATCAATAGCGCCTTTTAAGCCGCCTTTTTCCGACATTGCCGCCCATGCTGTCACAGGAAACAGTTTGTTGTCCACGCCTTCGGTAAACAACCGGCCCAATTCCTTAAATTCGGCATTGAACACGCCAACCGCTTTGCAGGCTTTGGTCAGCAAGAAGATGCGCTGGGTCAGGTTGTCCAGTTCCTGCGCTTGGTCTTCGTACTCGCAATAGTCCGGCACAGGAATCATCGTCCCTGTGGTGGTGGTCGCCATCAGCGGGCGCGGACATGGGAAGAATTCTTCCAATTGCAATGGGTCATCGCGCTCATCTAGCGCCTGTGGATAACCTTTAGCAATCCAGCAAACCTTACCGGTGCGCTTGTTCCAAATCTCAAACACCTTGGCTTTTTTGTCATAGGTGTTCTTGGCGGTCATTGGATTTTTGGCATCCATGTCCGTATTGCTGCTGTCTAAGCCCACGTTTGCAAAGACTTCGCCAAAACGCTCCATGCCTTCGTCTTTGGTCATGTAGACGGCGCGAGAAACCCACCATACTTCGTCCCATGTGCGGGCAGGGCTGTGCAAGAAATCTGTCCAGTAGACGTAATCAATGGGGCTGTGCGCCGCATCAATGCGCTCGGTTGGCTCTTCTTGCGTGTTGTAAATCTGAGCCTCGCCTGGCTCTTCCATCATGCCAGCGGCTTCGCTTGTTTCAGGCTGTTCGTTGACAATTACCGGCTCATAGCGAATCCATGCCGTACCGCGACCAGGCAGCAATCGGTCTTCCACCACGCCGCGCATGGCTTGGTCAAAGTCGCCAAATTGGGTCGTTTCGTATTCCATGACCCGTTCCAGCATCGTGGATGCCAGCCGACCAACGGGGTCTTGATCCATGTAACGGCGGGAAACTTCGGGTTTAGCTTGCCTTCCATACAGCGCAGGAAACAGCACTTGGATGTTTGACCACAGAATGTTGTAGCGCACACGGGGCATTTCCACCGCATCGCGCTCATCCCG